TTGAGTAGGACTGACGAGGAAATAAAGCAAGCAACTGCGATTTTCGCGGTTTACAAAGCGGAGATTGATAAGCGTGAGCTATCAAATACCGACAATTATGACAAAAATATTCTCACTTTGTCTTCAGCTGGGCTAGCTATATCGCTGACCTTACTAAAAGATATTGTCAGTAAGGAAGGGCCTACACTTGTGGCTTCCCTTTATCTGTCGTGGACTTTTTTTGGGCTTGCTATCCTATCAACCATTGCTAGTTTTCTCATTAGTAACAAGGCATTAACCAAACAGTTGTCTATAGCTGAACGATATTATATTGATGGAGATCAAAATGCGTTCAGTGAAAAAAACAGATGGGGGAATTTCACTTCGCTGTTGAACTGGCTTTCAGGTAGTTTCTTCATATTGGCTATCATTTCGGTGATTGTATTCGGTTTAAGTAATTTTTCTAAGAGGTCGCAAGTGGACACTGATAATTCCAAAAAATGCGTTGTAAGCAACCTTAATGAAGGGCAGGTAGTACCGAGAATGCAACAACTTCCTATTGATAAGGGGGCTTCAATTCCTGCTATGCCAAAAGTTCCAGCACCCACTCCCTCTCCGGTTAATCCTGTAGTTTTACCAAACTCCCCAGCAGCCCCCACGACGACGAAGCCGTGATAATTAACACTAAACCTCTGGAATTAAGTTATGAGTGATAAAGACAACACTAGTTTGAATCTTGGAATTAGCATGGAAGGACACAACGTCCCAACAATGCAGCGTGTGTTTGTTGGCAATGGGGCTAATGTTCCTGCTATGCAAGCTATCCCTTCTACTGGGCAACAGGCTTCTTCATCAACTGGTCAAAATGTCCCTCAAAACGGTAATAGCTCTCAAAAGAATTCTACTTCTTCGTAATATCAATGTGTTAGAAGGAAATGTATGAGCCAGAAAATGAGTAATCCGATTCGCATGGTTGTTGGAGATGGCGCTATCATGCCTAAGATGGTGAAAACACAGTCAGCAAACACTGAAAAACATGGTGCAACAATACCCAAGATGCAGCCAACCCCAGCACAGAGTACGGGTACTTCGTCTAACGCTCCAAAGTCGTCAGGTGACGCTAAAAAATAGCCGTGCCATTTGGCTATATGAATTACAGCAAGTTATATCGGACGTGAATTCAACTCCCAAAATGGAAGCTGAATTCGCGTCTTGTTGTTGCTACTAAGTTCGGATTTAATTAGTTCTCTTCGGACTTCGCGGGACAAATTCAACGCACAAAAAAGCCCGCAGGGCTTGCGCCGTGCGGGCTCTCAGGACTTCATCGGATGACTCTGGTAATCACCGATGGAGAATTTTGGTGGAGCTGGCGGGAGTTGAACCCGCATCTGAAATGTTATATATTGTTGATATATATGGTTTTTATTTACATGATGAATCGTGCGTACGCCATACGTATTCTAATCAGATATAATGCAGAGTACATATTAATTTTTTCTTGAGTAAACTTGCCGAAGGGAAGAACACGTTTCACGTATTCTCCTAATCTGAAAGTCGTTTGGCGGCAATGGCCTGTTTTTTACATTGCTATCATCAGTAAGAGCCTGCCTTAAATCCTTAAACAATTTGGGCTGATATGGAATACTCCCACAGCTTTTTATTTCCTTTGCTAAAGTAGTTAGGCTTTTAATTTCCCTGACCATTTTTGCGAAAGCTAGAGCCTCATTGTTAGTGTTCTTTTCAGCCCAAAAATATAGACCAAAATCCTCTAGTGATTCTAATTTTTCGCGAAACTCACCGATCCACTCATTATGATTAATATCTTTCGTTTTATTTTTATCTTGGAAAATCTGGTAACGGGCTATTGCAAATGCAATTACCCATCCAATTAATACAAGTACCCAAGTAACATATTGGTTTTCATCGTGAAAGAGCGTCCCTATTTTGCAAAAAGGATCATCTGTCCAACTGCATGTTAAATTATTTACAGATGGTTTAATCATCAGACCCTCCCTGTTCGGCTACTGCATCCTCTATATATTCATTAATTTCATCAATAAGTTCAGGCTCTTCATTTGAAATAAAAGATATAGCCCTTACAATTTTAGGATCATAACCTTTTCGGATTAATCCGCCAAAACACTCTTCTAGGAAGGAGGAACCATAACCTTCCGTGCCATCCAAATTGATGGTCAAATTAGGCGATTTTTCAAGCTCCTTCACTACCCATTCGCGAAACTCTTCGCCAGAAGCAGGCCCTAGCCTTTTGAACCGTGGGCCTGGGCATGGGTATCTGTCAGCAACTCGGATTGTGTTCATCTGAAGTAGTCTCCATCTCACATGGGAAGGTCCATTCAATTATAGTACCATTAACTGAGGTTTTATGGTCACTCAAAACTTCTTTAATTTTACCTGTTTTACCATTATATACGTATCTTCCTTTATTAGAAAAAATACCCATATAACCTGAACCAATAGAATCAATTACAGATTTTATATCGTTCAGTCCTTTCCCTCTGTTTTTTTGAAGCGTCCTGGTTTCTTGTAACATTGTTGATGCTTTTATTAATGCCGAATCTCTTACATTCGTTAAAGAGAATCCAAGTGAACTGATTAAGTCTTTTAATGTTTTGTATCCTTGAGTCTTAGGTAGAGTTTTGGGTATTCCTACCCCTTTATCACATATAACAATGACAATTTCTTTATTGTTTATTCCTGCAAACGTCCACCATTTAGCTGTTCCTTCTTCTTCATCATGATCTGTATCATCAATGTAAGCATGCTCGACAGAGTTTGACATTGCTTCAGTAAAGCCACGATATAATTTTCTAGACGCGGATTTTTCAATTTCTTTTTTTATGTCAATCATCATTTCTTTAGCGAGCATCGGTTCTGAACATATTCCTGATGTATATTTCCAGAAGCTTACGTCATCAAAATCTTTCGTGGTACGTTTTGTTTTTCGTACTATGTCATAAAACCCGACTTGACTTAAAATACTTTCTATTTTTTCATCTTTAGGATGCGAAAAATTGACTGCGTTAGCACCAAATTTACTTTTTGTAATCAATACATCTATCTCAGCTAAGAATGATAGCATTGCAGCAGCACTAATAAATTTAGTCTCTGAAAAATCTATAAAGATTTTTCTGTCTGATAAAAGACAATCTCGGATTTCGTTCAGGAATTTATTAGTTAGTTCGTAATCAGAACGTTTATAATAATTTATATTGCGGGGCGCGGTAAAAAGAACACGTTTATTGCTCTTTCTCTTGTTGATTATGTTTTTTTTAAATCCTGATTTAATAAGCTTTAACTTTTCTCTGTTCAGTTCAACGGCTTTCCAATTGGAACTGATAGAGGCGTTCTTGATTGTTTTTTTTGCTTTAAATATTAAATTGCGGATATGTTTCTTATTTCTTTTCTGAATCATTATTATTTTTCCCTAAGATACATAGCTATGCTAGAGTCATAGGTAAGGTTAGTGGATTTGCATCTTAACAGTCAATACCTTGTATCCTTATGTTTTTTATGTGATTTCAAGTTGCTAAATTTCTACTGAGAAAAGCGTGAAAACCCCAGTAGAGTCAGAGATAGTCACGCTTTCCATATCACTAAGCCGTATTTGAATCAACAGCGGTATGACCATCATAAGCAGACAAGTATGAACCATAGTGGCGGAAAAGCATTTCTGGTCCTTTGTGCCCCATCTGTCCCGCTAACCAAAATAAGTTTATTCCTTGGCTAATGTGACGAGTTGCGAATGTATGCCTTGTTTGATATGGATTACGGTACCTAATACCTGCTTTACGCAGTGTCGGCACCCAAGCTTTTTTTCTAATCGCGTCAGCACTGGCCCACGGTTTGTTCGTCTTAGGGTCTTCAAAGACAGTAGCGTCTTTCATGAAGGTGAACGGTTTTTGATTTATCAGAGCAAACATTGCTTGATCTGTCAGTTCAACTTTTCTTGTACCTGCTTTTGTCTTGGTCCCTTTGATCACACCAACAACACTGGCACTTTTAACATGAGCGGTCTTTCCAACGAAGTCGATATCACTCCAGCGAAGAGCACATAATTCAGAACTACGCAGGCCTGTTTGTATGGCGAATCGGAAAAGATTTTCCCATTGCTTGTCCCCAGTAGCAGCGAGCAAGGCATCAATTTCGACTGGTGATAACGGATCTACCACATAACTACTTTCTGCATTTGATTTATCTCTTTGGTACCGTGAGGCTGTTACCAGCGACACAGGGTTAATCGGAAGTACACCATCCGTCACTGCCTCGTCCAATGCAGAACGCAGGAAAGAAAGTTGGTTTCGGATGGTCTTCAATGTTGTTTTCTGGTTCTGGATCCATGTCTTCAATGCTGCTGGGGTTAACTCACTTGCTGGAAACATATGAAGTGCAGACAAAGCGCTACGGCATTTCTTATACCCGCCAATTGTCGAAGGTGATAGCTTTCTCGTTTCGCAAATCACCAGATACTCGTCCAGGTACATCTTCACCGTTTTGCCTGCGGCAGCGTTGCCGAAAATTTTCAAGCGGGTTGAACGGGGGAAGTATTCCGCATAGACAAACGTCCCCCTTTCGATCTTGTTGTAGATTTCGCCGAGTGTGCGCTCGGCGTATTTGATATTTTTGGGGGTTACTTCCAAATTAGAAAGCGGTTCACGGCATTTAACCCCTTTATAAGTGAAGGTAATATTGATGGTTTCACCATTACGATGTTTCCTGATGGTTACGCCGCGTGGGAGTTTAGGCGATTCTTTCGTGCCCATTTTGCAACCTCACTAAGATCTATCCATCTCTCCTTAACGCCTTCAACTTTAAGCACCTGCACCCCTTCACGCCAAACACCGCGCTGTACACGCTTATTGATTGCATCAGGGGTTTCGCCAGTCTCTTTGCAATAAGTTGAGATGGGAACACAATCGAGGCTCAGCATATACTTCTCCATTAACCCGGCTGCACCCGAGTAATTAAAATTTGTCGCTGGTGGTAGGGATCAGTTTCTGCCAAATTGCTGACACATATTTTGCCTGGTGTCGCGCATCAGCTAGGGCATTGTGCACATCGCCAATAAAAGGCATGTCACGCTTCGGATCGAAACCGACACTGCGACCGAGCGTAACAATAGTGCGAACATCGTGATCGTTCCAAAAGGCCCAAGGGCAAATGCGGTCGGCGCGTTCGTAAGCTCCACGCAGAATCACATTGTCAAAGGTGGCACCGTTACCCCAGACCTTCATGTATTTTGGATTATCTGCGTGCCGGTGAATGAAATGGCTCAGTTCCGACAGTGCATCAGTGATAGGCAGCGCATCATCAACACAAATAGCTGAGCGAGCTTCCGGGCTTTGTTTGAGCCACCAAAGAATAGTATCTCCGTCTGGTACCGCGCCTTGATCCATTGCGCTTTCAAGCGAGACGGCTGTATAGAACTCTTGACCAAACTCACCTGTTTGAGGGTTAAAAAAGACAGCACCAATTGAGACGATCGGCGCGTTAGGCTTTTTCCCCATTGATTCGAGGTCAATCATTAAGTCGTTCAATTGCTTTCTCCATTGTTGATTCTGGGCTTTTGATGCACTGGGAGGTTACTGTAGCGCGAGTCGGCGTTGTCGCTGACGTGGCAATAATGAGCCCCGTCAGGACGAGTACAAATTGTCCCGCACCTATCACATGCCAATACTGCTTCCAGCTCCGCGATCCGCTCCTCTGCTTTTGACAACTGACCGAGAAGTTCTTCAGCTAACGTCACACGCATCACGACTTTCTGACAGTCGTGGCGTTTGGCTCTGGCGATTGTGTCGCGCAGAGTCGCATATTTGTTGGTGGTCATTGGACGGACTCCTGACGAAGATGGTTAATTTCGGCGTCAAGGCTCATTCGCTGGTCCACCGATTCCGTCAAGGCGGCAAATGTTACGTCCAGGCGAGTAGCCACCTCACGCATCAGGGCAGCATCTGCTGGTGGCAGTTTCCCCGCCGCAGCATGGGCTGCGGCTACCAGTTCTTTTATCTTCATGCGAGGCATGCGCGTGATTCCGTAAGCTCATTGAAACGGTTAATGAACAGGCCATATGCCTGGCCTGGGCGAAGAGGAACGATCTGGATAATGTCGCTGGCTGGAATACCTTCGAGGCAAGGCCAGAGTGAGCCGTCGTCGATATCCAGATCGCGGCGTTCCGTGGCAAGCATCACCAGATCGGCGTATTTCACTACCGCTGACATATCAGGGGTGATGCTGAATTTGGCCCGGATCACCTGTTCTACCCGCTCTTCAATGCGACGGTAATCTGGAAGCAATGCTTTCAGGGGGGCAGGGATGTCCTGGCAATAGGCTTCAGCTGCGTCATGCATCAGGGCTTCAAATGCAAACTCTGACGGCACAATTTGGCTGCACAGTACCGAGTGCTGGGCCACGCTGTAAAATTCCGGCAGATGACCACTGAAGCGGCAGATGTGGGAAAGTGCTGTCGCAATATCCTCGATCTCTACGTCGTCAGTGGTTGAATTGAGGTAATCGAATTTCTTACCTGAAAGTGTCTGGATATAACTCATCGTATTTTCTTCTCCATATTTGGCAGCTGCACCTGCGCCAGTTTTTGGTTGTACGAATCCCTCGCCATTGGCGATTAATAAAGGGAATTACGCTTCAATAAATCCCCGCGGCGCCGGGGATTTAATGCAGAGAAATTACGCTTTAAAGTTACCGATAAAGGTTTCAACCGGCTTGTCGGTGAACTTCTCGATCAGCAGGTCACGGAACTCGTTGGCGATAGCTTCTTCCTGGGCTTCCAGTTGAACGATGCGGAGTACAAACATCGGTTCCCCGCTTTTAAGCAGGCTGTTACGCAGGTTAAAGCGGCGTTCGCCCAGGCCTTCATATGGCACGCATTTGAACTCAAAGGCCACTGGCATGACGTCTTTACTGCTGGCTTCAACGCTCTGCATCAGGGACTTTTTGCCGCCAAAATCTTCGTCTTCATGAGCTGATTCTGAGACTTGTTTAATGTTGACGCGGCGAACAGCACCAGCTGCCTGCGCGATGGACAACACATTCCCGTCGGCATCAAATGCGGTCAGGAAGTCGGCCCAGTCCTCCAACCATTCAGCAATTTCTTTCTGGCCCAGACGATCACCGTTCACCTGGAGCAGGGCTCTGAATGGTGCTGTCTTTTTGAGGGTGATTGAGGCGACGTTATCAGCATGGCCAGGGTTAGCCAGCGAACCGATGTTGAAGACAGAGCGTGCGGTCATGTTGTCAGCATCGATAAAGCAGCGCGCTGGTTCGGCTTCGTTGGCGTAGCCCGCGGCGTAACGCACAAAATCAGGAATACTGGTTGTGGTCATGACGCCACGGAAGCGAAAACGCTCCAGCTCGAAACGCTCAAGGCTTTCTACGTGAACCCCTTCAGGAAGCAGGGCAGTCGGGCATGCTGTAACTTTTGCTGCTTCCAGGTGGTAACCGGAAAGAACCAGGTCTTTCACCTGCTGCAGTGCATTGCCGTCTAAAATCTGGGACATAAAATTTCCTTAATATGTTGTCAAAGGGATGTCAGTGATTTGTCTGCTGCGGATCACTGTGCCGCTTTAAGCTTTCCGTCAACGCCGCCGTTGATTCCGAACAGCTGCCCCTGATCTTCCTGCAGGATGGTCAGCTTGCCGCCTTTGTTAACCCACATTGGTGTTTCGGTGGTGTCTTCTTCGGAGGCTTTACCGCGCGGGGTTGGGGTGACGTAGTTCAGCTTGTGCTTGATCTTGACGCGCTTCTCTTCGACGGAGTTACCCATACGCTCAATATCAAAGGTGAGGACTACTTTGCCTTTGGTACCGTTGTTCAGAACGCCAAGCGCGGTAGTGTTTAAAGCTGCCGCGATCTTGTTCATGAACACGCCGGCATCCAGTTCGCCCAGGAAATCGGGCACTACGGTCATGCGGTCATTACTCATGGTTTAACCCTCAGTGAGGCGGCTGCCACCGCCAGTGAACTTCTCCATACACAACAGACAAGGGCACCCGCGCGATTGTTATGGGTAGACAGGCCACTTCCCTCGCGCCCGGGTGGATTGGGTTATGAGCCCGTCACCCGGCGATGCCCTTGTCTGTTGTGTAAAAAAGGTGCCCACCGATGTGATGGGCAAAGACTACACACAGCAATGATTTTGTTGTGGCGGTGGTGCCTCCACCTGCCGGACCGGCCAGAACCGGCGACGCTACACCTCAAGAAACGTATTCATTTCAAAAGTTGAAATAAAAACTTGTTGGCCTCGTCACGTGCGCAGAGCCGCATTACCACAACGGTGAGAGCACTGGTTATCTGCTTTACCGAGTCGCGTCTCACGCAGTCCGATAATCAGCAATGCTCTCGCCTGTTATGTCCTTAAAAAGCTGGCTGTCACCCTCAAGGGGAAAGTGAGCAGCCAGAGCAGGGATCACGTCTTATTGCTTTGGCCTGCTTTTAACCACATCAGGCGCGGTGGTTTGGTGTTGACAGAAAAAAATCTAACTTAACTTAGTTTATTGGTCAAGTGAAAACATCAAACTAAACTTAGCTTGATGCTTAAAGGAAGAGCGGGAAGGGATTAGAGTTCGTACTGAACGCCTTTAACAACGCCAATAATGAGGCAGTTACCATTGATCGGGATGTTGGGGTAGCGAGGATTTAGTGGCACTAAAAATTTTTGTGGGCCATCAATGACAAGTTTTTTAACAGTCGCTTCGTTAGTGCCATCAATACGCGCAACCACAATCTTGCCATGAAGGGGTTCGGCATCTGGATCAACAATAACGGTTGCCCCTTCAGGGATTGTTGGGAGGCCATTTGGATTGGTCATTGAATCCCCTTTGACCTCTAAAGCGAACGCGCTATCCCCAATGCGAAGTGATGTTTCAACCCATTTATCGACATCACTGAATAAATCAGCAGCTTTACATTCCGTAAACTGCCCAGCTTGAACCCAGGAAATCACGGGCACACGCCTCATTTTAGTTATGAGGGCACCTTCAAATTCAGTGCCGTAAAGAATGTAATCTATTGATGTATTAAAGAATTTAGCCAGCTTAACCAGCGATTCCCCGTTTGGGATATTCACATCCTTTTCCCAATAACCCACAGCTACGTCACTAACCCCGCAGAACTTACCCAGTTCTTTTTGAGAGGTTTTTGTAACCCTGCGTAGGGCTTTAATGCGCTGACCAACTGTTTCCATGAAAGCACCAAATTTAAAAAAGACTAAGTAATCTTAGTTTTTATTGACCAAAGTTAGATTGGTTATTAATATCTAATCAAACTTAGCTAAGGGGGCTTCATGACAACCGACGAGATTGAACAACATTTCGGCAGCACTGAGAAAGTTGCCGAATTTTTTGGCATCACCAGTGAGGCTGTTTACCAGTGGCGTAACCGCCCCGGACGCTTAATCCCAAAAGGACGAGCTGCTGAAGCTGCGTATCGAACTGCTGGTGAACTGGAATTCAACCCAGAACGTTATGCCAAGAATACATCGTCTAACGATCAGAAATAACCACAGAAGGGAGGACCTAGCCGTGGGTATAGAACCTGAATGGAAAGTAGATAAGCAGCCAGCCTGGCTGGTGGCCGCAATCAAAAAAACGATAACCGAACTGCCTGGCGGGTATTCCGAAGCAGCTGAATGGTTGGGTGTGACCGAGAATGCGCTGTTTAACCGGCTGCGTACCGATGGCGATCAGATCTTCCCGCTGGGTTGGGCGATGGTGCTTCAACGTGCTGGTGGTTCAAACCACATAGCGAACGCTATTGCACGTCACTCGAACGGTGTTTTCGTGCCATTGGCTGACGTTGAAGAAATAGAGAACGGTGACATCAACCAGCGTCTTATGGAGTCAGTGGAGTGGATCGGCAGGCATTCGCAATACGTTCGCAAAGCTACCGCTGACGGCGTTATTGATGCTCAAGAACGCGCCCAGATTGAAGAAAACAGCTATCAGGTGATGGCTAAGTGGCAGGAACATTTGACGCTGCTTTTCCGTGTGTTTTGTGCGCCGGAAAAAGGTGACGCCCGCGAGTGTGCAGCTCCGGGCGTCGTGGCAGACAAATCTTGTATGGAGAAGTAATCCGCATGACCAGTTTAACGGCTTTTAACCGTTTGCCGCAACTAAGGATGATCCCGGTACCGGGCGCTCCGTTGTTTCGGTATGAACGCAGAATAGCAAACCGCTGGGTGCCATGTAACCACAGTCGGGCGGTCGCAATTGTGGGGGTTTACTACAGGAAGGCGAAACGCTTATGCGCGAAGTTAACCGAAGGTTCAAAGACCACAGAGGGATCCCCGTTCGGGTTATCCGGTGGGAGCCAGAGACTCAACGAGTTATCTACCTGCGGGATGGTTATAACCACGAATGTTTCAGCCCGCTCGAACAATTCAAGCGCAAGTTTACAGAGTTAAAGGACGACCATGAGCACTAAATTAACGGGTTACGTTTGGGACGCTTGTGCCGCTTCTGGCATGAAGCTGTCAAGCGTTGCCATCATGGCGCGTCTGGCAGACTTCAGCAGTGATGAAGGGGTTAGCTGGCCTTCCATCGCTACCATCGCGCGCCAGATTGGTGCCGGTGAGAGCACGGTTCGCACAGCCATATCACAACTGGAAAAAGACGGGTGGTTAACCCGCCAGCAGCGCCGTAAAGGCAACCGCAATGCATCGAACGTTTACCAGCTCAATGTTGCGAAATTACAGGCTGCTGCCTTTTCTCACCTGTCAGATTCTGACGCATCAAAATCTGATGCCTCAAAAACCGACGCGTCAAAATCTGAGGCATCAAAAAACGATAAAAAAGGCGGTTTTCACCCGTCAGAATCTGGGGGGGATCCGTCAGTAAATACAACTACTGATCCATCAGTTAAAAAACCTTCTTGTCCGGTTGCACCGCAACCAGACCCTGAAGTGACGATCACCGATAACGCCATCCTGGTTCTAAATCATCTGAACCTGGTTAGCGGCTCACGATACCAAAAATCAAAAACTTCTCTGGAAAATATCCGTGCTCGTTTGCGTGAAGGTTACACCGTTGGCGACTTACAGCTGGTGATTGACCTTAAGCATGAGCACTGGAATGGCAATGACGTGCAGTACCAGTACATGCGCCCTGAAACGCTATTTGGCCCGAAAAAGTTTGAGGGTTATCTGCAAAGCGGGATCCGTTGGGACAAGAAGGGGCGTCCACCGCGTGAAAGCTGGAGTGAAAAGAAACACGATCCGATGAAGTTCGGTCCGGTTGATACCAAGATTCCAGAGGGGTTCAGAGGATGAATGAAAATAAATACTGCCGCGCGCTGGCTGAACTGCGTTCAAGACCAGCCCACGAATTGAAAGAGGTGGGCGATCAATGGCGCACTCCGGATCTGTTGTTTTGGGGTATCAATGCGATGTTCGGCCCTCTGGTGTTGGACCTTTTTGCCGACGACAGCAACGCAAAGTGCCCAGCATGGTACACGGCTGAAGATAATGCCCTGACACAGGATTGGTCAGAGCGTCTGGCAGAACTCGGTGGTGCCGGGTTTGGCAACCCGCCTTATAGCCGCTCTCAGTACCACGACAAGCAAGCGGTTACCGGAATGACCCACATCATCAACCACGCTATGGCAATGCGAGAAAAGGGTGGTCGGTACGTTTTTCTCATAAAGTCAGCGACGAGTGAGACGTGGTGGCCGGAAGAGGCAGATCACGTCACATTCATCCGTGGCCGAATTGGTTTCGATCTTCCTACATGGTTCGTGCCGAAAGACGAAAAGCAGCAGCCCACCAGCGCGTTTTTTGCTGGCGCTATCGTGGTCTTCGACAAAACATGGCGGGGAGAGCGTTTCAGTTACATCAACCGCACCGACCTGGAGGCCAAAGGCCGTGCTTCGATGTCGCTGGCCCAGTTTGCAGTGGGAAGAACGCAAACTGATGCGGCGCCGGAGCTGGACGCTGAGGTAGCGCCGGAGAAATCAGAGGCAGAACTGCCATTAACCCAAAAAGCCATTCTGGAAACCAGTGGTGTAGAGGCTTGGGCCTGTGTTGTTGCGGCGTTCGGCGAGAAAGATGAGTACACCTTCAGCGAGTCAAAGTTTGGTCATACCTGGGCTGCCGACTCTCTGGAAAACCCTGAATTTACCAATGTTTCACCGCTGGCGATCGACAGAGCGAAAAAGCTGATCAGCGAGAGCATCCTGGTGGGTGTTAATGCATGGCTGGAAACATTGCCCTTTGATAACGATGACGTGAAACAAGACATGTCAGAGCGGTTACGCACAGTTGCCGTTGAGTCTGCGAAAGAATACGGCATTAACCACAGTGAATTCATCGCGATCATGGAAAGCCTGGATAAAGCCAAATGGTCAAATATACGGGGGATCCGCGCCCATGTCCGTGAGACGCAGGAATCAAATGACAAGGCGTTAAACGAATCGCGCGTTTGGCCTCTTGAGGTTGGGCTGGTGTTTAACCAGATTGAAGGGGCTGACGCTCTACCTGTTTCACAACAGAACAAGCTGAAAGCCAATATCAACCAGCTGTGGCTCGAACGTATGCCGACGAGTGAAATTATCACGACCGCTGGTGGTCTCTTCAACAGCATGCAGGGGACCGTAAATGCGTGAATTTATCGTTGATAACTTTCTGGTGGGGCTGGTAAAGGCAAATCTTCCTGAATTATGTGCAAATCAAAAGGCGGGTGCAGCCGCCTGATATGGAGCAAAAGCATGAATCAGTTAACCGCAAAGGGTGTTGTGACAATGTCCAGCCGTGAAATTGCCAGGCTGGTGCAGAGTAAACATGGTGATGTGAAGCGCTCAGCTGAGCGCCTTGCATCTGCTGGTATTTTAACCGCGCCGTTGGCGCACACCCCCTACACACACCCGCAAAACGGGCAAACCTACGAGGAGTATTGGTTCAACAAACGTGATTCTCTGGTGATCGTCGCCAGGCTGTCGCCAGAATTTACCGCCGCTGTTGTCGATCGCTGGCAAGAGCTGGAGAACAGTCAGGCCGTAAGTGTCCCGCAAACATTGCCGGAGGCATTACGTCTCGCCGCGGATCTGGCCGAGCAGAAAGAACAACTTGCCCAGCAGTTAGCCGTTGCCGCGCCGAAAGTTGAGTTTGTCGATCGGTATTGTACTGCCAAAGGCTCAATGTCTTTCCGCCAGGTGGCAAAGCTGTTGCAGGCCAAAGAGACCGATTTCCGCTTGTTCCTCATTGAGAGCGGCATTTTGTACCGGCTCAGTGGAGTGCTGACACCGCGGCACCAGCACATTGCTGCCGGGCGGTTTGAAGTGAAAACTGGCACCACGAGCGAAACAAACTACGCCTTTAGCCAGGCACGTTTTACACCCAAAGGCATAGAGTGGATCGGCGGCCTGTGGACGGCACACATCGCTAAGGGGCATGCCGCGTGAGAGGACTGTTTACAGCCGAGACTGTTCCGCGCCTTGGGCTGGTGGTGTTAAAGCCGGGCAGCGAACTGATGTCTCTGTTTCAACAGGGGCGTGTGCTGGTGGAGCCTCAGCCAAAAAGCATGGCTGGGCTTCTGTCGGGCCTCGTCCCTGATGCCAGGCAGCCGCTGGCAGAAGATAAGTCCCTCGAGGAATTCTTCACCGACGAGAGAGTAATCCGTGCAGCAGGCGGTTTGACCGCGTTGGAATCCTGGTTAGAGCGTAACGTGAAGGAATGCCAGTACCCGCACACTGATTATCACCATCATGAGCTGGTATCGATGCGACATCCCCCCGGCTCAATGTTGCTCTGTTGGCATTGCGATAACCAGCTGCGCGAGCAAACCACCGCGGCGCTGGCAGAACTGGCCCGGCGTAATCTCATTAATTGGCTGATCAGTTCCATCCTGTCTTCGCTTGGCTACAACAACGAGCGTGAACTATCACTCGGTGAATTGTGCTGGTGGGCCATTTACTCAGGCATTGCTGATGCAATCACGGAAAGGATGGCCCAGCTTGCGCTTCGATTACCGGATGAGCCGTTTTTATCCGTATATCGAGAAAGTGACATTGTGCCGATGCCCCCGGCAAAAAGCATTTTGCAGAAGAAGGTCACCCCTGCGGTCACGGCTGCGAAATTAAAGCATGGAGCAAATCAGGAAGTGGCCAATGAACAGCCAAAGGTTCTGGCTCTGCATGCGGATCCTGAATCCCCTGAATCATTCATGTTGCGCCCAAAACACCGCAGGTGGGTGAATGAGGACTATACCCGGTGGGTTAAAACCCAGCCCTGTGAAGGTTGCCGGCGGCCAGCTGATGATCCACACCATGTCATTGGTAACGGCATGAGCGGTACCGCCACTAAAGCCCACGATTTGTTCGTGATCCCTCTGTGCAGAGAGTGTCACGACAAATTACATGCTGATGTTGCAGCGTTCGAGAAAAAACACGGTACCCAGCTGGAGCTGCTATTCCGGTTTATGAATCGAGCGCTGGCGATCGGCGTAATAACAAAAGCGTAATTGTATGGAGCGCTGAGCATAATGAATTTACAAGAACTGGAATATACGCGGATTGAACTGCGCCGCGCGCTGGCGGATTTATCAGGATCGACAAAAGGACAGCTGCAGGCGTTCAGTGAGCATCCACCAGCAGATAAGAATAAATACCCTCGGCACCATCCTGAAATCGTCATGGAGGGTGGTGAAGGTTGTGGAGCGAAGGTTGTAAAAACTCTGGCCACTCCGCTTTATGTTCTTGAGACAAGGAGCCGTCGCCGACCTTTACCGCCTATTAAGGATACGGAGTTCGCTTGTTCAGCATGGCGTCGATCGGTCAATGGTCTGGGGGAGCATTTGCAGGCATGGGTGAGGTACTGCTATGGGTATGACCTGACCTTCCGGTACCAGACGTTAATGTGCCAGTACGTGTGGGAGCAGTTTCAGCGTCAGCATAGCGGCAAAAAAATACAGGGCCGTGTCACTAAAAAACTGATAGGGCTTGTCTGGCTGGCGGCGCAAGAAGTTGCTGCCTCGCGTAATAACGATACCTATCAGGAGTATGCTGGAGCAGCTCTGGCGCGCATGGTCAGCGTTGAGCGTTCCACCTGGCTTAGAGTGTATTCAGGCCACTGGGCGGCTTTCAAAGCGTCGTTTGCTGAAATGGACAGCCAGGCACTAAGCGAAATTTTGACACGGTTCGAAGATTACCAAGAGCTGAAAGTGGCGGAAATGTGAGGTAACTTTCACTAACTCCCTCAATTGGGCTTGCAAAATGCAACAAAATGAGCCATATTTGAAGCTAATTTGATATGTTGCCAAAAGTATATAACCCGCCGATGAGCGGGTTTTTTATTAGATGTTTTTAAAGGAATCTTAAGGGAAGACACTACTCCATTGGAGTTGAGCTCCTGCATCGAAGATTGTTAGCTCTGCGACATCTCTTGGTGTTCTCTTGGCTTTAAAAGCTGGGCTATTTTCGTAAAAGCACTTCATATTTTTCATATAGCGGTATAGCACATCGCCAGAAGCATCATAAATAATAAATGAATCAATATTATGTGTATGAGTCTTGGATTCATTCGGGTCGATGTAACAGACAATGTTTCTTATAGCTTGGCGCACTTGCGCGATACTCTGAAATGACACAACTAGTACCTCCATTTTCTTATGAATACTCTTTATATATCGTCTAGATGCATGTTTTCTTTATGCCAGGTCTTTATTTTTATAAATACGGCAAGTTCTAATTAGAAATTGAGCGCTTCCAGAGAGGGAGCATTTATTTGTGGAAATGGGCGGCTGGTGGGTGTTGTCGCACCCAACCAGCCATTAGCTCATGCTTTCAGGTCACAAGCTAACCAAGGCCCACTGCTTTAGCGCAAAAGCATAGTGAGCCTATCAGAGTTACGCTTACGGATCTATGAAAAATACTGTAAATATAAACAGTGTTGAGCTTATCAACGCTGACTGCCTGCAATACCTCGCAACCCTCCCAGATAACACCATCGACCTTATTGTTACGGATCCGCCTTATTTTAAGGTGAAGCCGAACGGCTGGGATAATCAGTGGAACGGTGACGCCGACTATCTTCGCTGGCTTGATATGTGTCTTGCCCAGTTCTGGAGAGTGCTTAAGCCTGCCGGCAGCCTGTATTTGTTTTCAGGCCACCGACTTGCATCCGATATTGAGATCATGATGCGTGAACGCTTCAACGTCATGAACCACATTATCTGGGCGAAGCCATCAGGGCGCTGGAACGGGTGTAATAAAGAAAGCCTGCGCTCTTACTTCCCCGCGACGGAACGCATCCTTTTCGCTGAGCATTATCAGGGGCCATATAAGCCGAAAAGCGACGGATTTGCTGAGAAAAGCAACGAGGTCAAACAGCACGTCATGGCTCCGTTAATCACCTACTTTCGGGATGCACGAGCCGAACTGGGGGTCACGTCCAGGCAAATAGCTGACGCGACCGGAAAGAAAAATATGGTGTCTCACTGGTTCGGTGCCAGTCAGTGGCAACTACCGAACGAGCAGGATTACGAAAAGCTGCAGAAATTGTTCACTCAGATCGCCATTGAGAAGCACCGCGCCTCTGAACTCAAAGCACCGCATCACCAGCTGGTGGCCACATGGCATTCGTTGAACCGGAAATACCTTGATCTGCTGGAAGAGTACAAATCTCTTCGGCGGCATTTCTCTGTGACAGTAGCCGTGCCCTATACCGACGTCTGGACACATAAACCCGTCCAGTTCTATCCAGGCAAACACCCGTGCGAAAAGCCCGCTGATATGTTGCGGCAAATCATCAACGCCAGCAGCAGGTCCGGCGATGTGGTAGCTGATTTCTTTATGGGCTCGGGATCAACTGTTAAAGCAGCCATTGAGCTGGGCCGCCAGGCTATCGGCGTAGAACTGGAAGAGGAACGTTTCAACCAGACGGTAAGTGAGGTAAGGCAACTGGCAGGGGAATAAAAGCTTGGGTCGCTATCGCGGCCCTTTTTATTACCTCAACTGGACACCCGCAACGTAGCGAGGTGAGAGCATGTATCGAATGGAAAAAATCACGACGGGTATTGCATACGGCGCATCGGGAGGGGGGACCGGATACTGGTTGCTTCAGCTTCTCGATAAAGTCTCCCCATCTCAATGGGCGGCCATTGGTGTGCTCGGTAGCCTCATGTTTGGTTTGCTGACGTGGTTAACGAGTCTGTACTTCCAAATCAAAGCGGATCGCCGCAAAGCTGCGCGGGGTGAATGATGTCGAACAAAGCAAAGCTCAGCGCAGCAGTGCTGGCGCTAATCGCGTCAGGGGCATCTGCTCCACTCATTTTCGACCAATTCATCAGCGAGAAAGAAGGCAATGCGCTGGTGGCCGTTGTTGATCCAGGTGGGGTCTGGTCATTATGTCACGGCGTGACCGTTATCGATGGCAGGCGTGTTGTTAAAGGCATGACGGCCACTGAGGAACAATGCCGGAAGGTTAACGCTATTGAACGCGATAAGGCATTAGCCTGGGTTGATCGCAATATCAAAGTGCCTCTGACAGAGCCACAGAAGGTGGGTATTGCATCCTTCTGCCCGTATAACATCGGCCCCGGTAAATGCTTCCCATCGACCTTCTATAAGCGCGTCAACGCAGGTGACCGCATCGGTGCATGCGAGGCAATCCGCTGGTGGATTAAAGACGGTGGCCGTGATTGTCGTCTAACCAAAGGCCAGAAGTATGGCTGCTATGGCCAGGTTGAGCGACGGGACCAGGAAAGCGCGCTGGCGTGCTGGGGGCTGGACCAGTGAAATTTAATCTTGGTCTTATCGCTATGGGCGTTATAGCTGGTCTGTCAATAGCGCTTGTTAAGAGTTGCGCAGATGCATCAAGCCTACAGAGTGATAACGATGTTCTGCGAAGTGACAACGCTTTGCAAGGGCAGGTGATCGCCACTCAGGCTTTCAACTTTAATCGGTTCAATCAGGTTGCAGAACATGCTAATAGGCTTAACTCCCTGATTGACACCAGCACCGAAGAAACCCTAATCGAATACCGGGAGATTCTCCGCCGTGAAAAAACCTGTGATCTACCTGTTCCTGCTGACATTGCTGGTGGGTTGCTCGAATACGCGTACCGTTTACGTGCCAGCGCCATGCACACCGATTCCGACAGACCTGACGAAGCCGATGATCGTACCGTTGCCGCCAGCGCAATAACTTACTGTCAGGCTGTTTTATGGATTAAGCCGCTGCTGGCCGTAATTGAGAAAGGGAACAATAATTTTGCGGGTATACGGCGGATAGAACAAGAGCGTTAATGATGTTCCCCTAAACAGGGGATGTCATGGAAGACATCCCCATACGGAAAACAGATGTCAGGCAGGCGCCATATGAAACACAGCTTAAAGGATTATCGATAGTCTGGATGAACTCTCGCTAATAAAGTATTTTTTAAAGCTTCATAACTTACACCGACACCAGGCATCATTTCGGCACGTGCTGGAAGGAAAACATCAAGCATTCTGCGATAAATAGCAATTGTTGGCATGTGAGCATTCTTGGTTATATCTTGCTTATTGAAGCGCTCCATCTTCTTCAACATATAAGCAATACTCATTAATCTGCCCTCGTTGTTACCATCAAAACCTGGGAAGGTCACACTATTAATGCCATCGAAATGTCTGACTTCTTCATGTAATTGCCGCTTCTGTGCATCATCTAACTGTTCGTACGTAAATGCCAAGAAGTCGTACATATCTAAGACATCACATACAAATTTTACGTCTTCTGGGGTGTCTTCGTCTGTAGCCAATGACGGAGCATTCCATTCTAAGGCCCATGTGTTATCAGTTGATACCGCCTCCCTGATCAAGTCGGCATCAAAGCTGTTTTTAATTCCAAGTGCTTCATGGATATCACAGAGTAAAAGGATTTGTAACTTTTCAGCTTGTGTGTAGCTCATTGAAATCTCCTTAATAAGTGATGAGGCGATCCCATAGTTATGCGGAACCCAAAGCATGTAAATGAATAAATTCACATCTTATGGATGCGCGATCAAAGAATTGAAAATTAAAGGACTTATATGGAGTTTACTTAACTTGAAAAATGACATTGGTTGATACAGACGTATCTATCTTATTTTGATTCGATGGGTCCTCCCGGCGGGCTGACCTGCCACGGGGCGGCGCGCTCGCGGGAAACGGCTAGTTTTTCGGATCCAGGGTCATCATCATCATGTGCGCAGGTCTTTGATTTAATTAGAGGCCATTTTCGTAAGATGTCGAATCGTTCAAAAAGTGTTCACCATCATGGACCAGGAAATTGCCACTTTAAAACTCAATATCAACCAGCTTGCAGGGATAACCGGCGTACACCGTCAGACGGTTGCCGCGAGGCTGAAAAATGTCGAACCCGCGCCTGGCAGCAACAGCAAATTAAAGCTTTATCTGGTGACTGACATTCTGACAGAACTGATGATCCCTACCGTTTCGGCCAATATCGATGATATGCCCCCCTCTGACAGGCTGTCCCACTGGAAAGCAGAGAACGAGAGGCTGAAGTTCGAACAGGATACGGGGCAGTTAATACCTGCTGATGAAGTGGCGCGAGAATTCTCATTGATGGCGAAAGCCGTCGTCATGGTACTTGAAACCCTCCCGGATGTGCTCGAGCGCGACTGTGCTTTAACGCCTGCTGCGGTTTCGCGCGTTCAAAGCGTTATCGATGATCTGCGTGACCAGATGGCCGAGAGGGTGCAGGACGCTGAAACAGAGGAGGAAGAGCCAGAGGAGGACTGATGGCAAAGCGGGCATCCGCCAGGGGCATCCGCCGCGATGTTTCCGGTATTTTACGTGCCCCGCGTCGTATGCCGGTGGCCGATGCGGTCAGTAATTATATGCGCGTGCCTATGGGGGCGGGAAACTCCGTACCATGGGATCCGGATCTGGCCCCCTATGTTATTGAGCCAATGAACTGCCTGGCATCGCGTGAATATGACGCAGTGGTGTTTGTTGGCCCGGCGCGAACGGGTAAAACAATCGGACTTATTGACGGCTGGATTGTCTATAACATCGTCTGCGATCCGGCAGATATGCTTGTGATTCAGGTATCAGAGGAAAAGGCGCGCGAGCATTCAAAAAAACGTCTGGACCGAACTTTTCGCTGTAGCCCTGAAGTGAAAACCCGGCTGAGCCCAAGGCGTAACGATAATAACGTTTACGATCGTACTTTCCGCGCCGGTAACTATCTGAAACTGGGCTGGCCATCCGTCAACATCATGTCGTCCTCTGACTATAAAAGTGTGGCGCTGACGGATTACGACCGCTTTCCGGAAGATATCGACGGAGAAGGCGACGCTTTTTCACTGGCATCGAAGCGTACCACGACATTCATGTCCTCCGGGATGACGCTGGTTGAGAGCTCGCCCGGGAGGGATATCAGAGACACAAAATGGCGGCGTTCCACGCCCCATGAAGCACCTCCAACTACCGGAATATTATCGCTCTATAACCGTGGCGACCGTCGCCGTCTTTACTGGCCGTGCCCGCATTGCGGCGAATATTTCCAGCCGGAAATGGACAATATGACCGGGTATCGCGACAGCAACGATCCTGTGCTTGCCAGCGAAGCGGCGATTCTACAGTGCCCGGCCTGTAAGGGCAGGATCACACCGGATATGAAGCGTGCGCTTAACATGAAATGTGTGTGGCTCCGCGACGGGCAGAGTATCGACAGTAAAGGCCAGGTAAGCGGTGATGGCCGACGTTCCCGTATTGCCTCCTTCTGGATGGAAGGTCCGGCAGCGGCTTACCAGACCTGGTCGCAGCTTATCTATAAATTCCTGACCGCCGAGCAGGAATATGAATCCACCCGCAGTGAAGAAACCCTGAAGACGGTTATCAACACCGATTTCGGCAGGCCCTATTTGCCGCGGGCCAGCATGGAGCAGCGCAAAAGTGAATTGCTCGAGCAGCGTGCCGAAGATGTCCCTAAACGTTCGGTACCGGATGGCGTGCAGTTTCTCACCGCGACCGTTGACGTACAGGCCGGGCGCAACAGGCGCTTTGTTGTGCAGATTACGGGTTATGGAAGTATGGGTGAGCGCTGGATAGTTGACCGTTACAACATCCGGCATTCGCTGCGCTGCGACGGCAACGGGGAGAGCATTCAGGTGGACCCGGCGAGCTATCCGGAGGACTGGGATCTTTTACTCACCGACGTCTTTGATAAAACGTGGCCGCTCGCGTCTGACCCGTCAAAGGGCATGCGGCTTATGTCGATGGCTGTGGACTCCGGGGGCGAGGACGGCGTGACGGATAATGCCTACAAGTTCTGGCGAAGATGTCGCCGCGAGGGGCTGGGTAAGCGTATCTATCTCTTCAAGGGTGACAGCGTCAGGCGTAGCAAACTTATCCAGCGAACATTTCCTGATAATACAGGCAGATCAACGCGTCGCGCACAGGCAACGGGGGATGTGCCTCTTTATCTTCTCCAGACCGATGCCCTCAAAGACCGGGTGAATAATGCGCTGTGGCGGGATTCACCTGGCCCTGGCTATGTGCATTTTCCCGCCTGGCTGGGCAGCTGGTTCTATGACGAACTGACGTATGAGGAACGCTCGAATGAAGGGAAGTGGAGTAAGCCCGGGCGGGGCGCAAACGAAGCATTCGACCTGCTCGTTTATGCCGACGCGCTCGCCATCCTTAGTGGTTACGAAAAAATCAAATGGCCGTCAGCTCCTGAGTGGGCACGGCGGGAAACGTGGATCGAGGTCACGCAGACGGAAACTGGCGAAATGCCATCCCCGTCGCCTGCGCCGAAATCAAAATCAAAACCAAAACGCGAGAAGCCCGTAACCGAGCAGGCTAATCCGTGGTCTTCGTCAGGAGGTTGGGTGTGAATCCAGCAGATATTCAAAACATGATCGACCGCTACGCCGCAGCCGAGCTGTCTGTTCTGGAGGGTAAATCAATCACTTTCAACGGGCAGCAGATGACGCTCGAAAACCTGTCGGAAATCAGAAAAGGCCGTCAGGAATGGGAGCGCCGACTGGCAACGCTCAATAATAAACGCCGCGGGCGACCCGGCTACAGGCTGGCGAGGTTTGGATGAGTTTTTTAGATGATGCGATTGGCGTGTTTTCGCCAGGCTGGAAAGCCTCACGCCTGCGTGCCCGTGCGGTAATTAAGGCGTATGAGGCGGTTAAGCAAACGCGTACCCACAAAGCCCAGAAAGAAAATCGCTCTGCCGATCAGCTCAGCCAGATGGGGGCGGTTTCACTGAGGCAGCAGGCGCGCTGGTTGGACAACAACCATGATCTGGTGATCGGCGTTTTCGACAAGCTGGAAGAAAGGGTGGTGGGTGCGAAGGGCATCATAGTTGAACCGCATCCGATGCTGAGTAACGGGAAGATCGCTAAAAAGCTGGCCACTGATATCCGCAGAAAGTGGGGCGAATGGTCCGTAAGACCCGATGTCACAACCCAGTTTACCCGCCCCATGCTTGAGCGGCTGATGCTGCGAACGTGGCTCCGGGACGGTGAGGTATTTGCTCAGCTGGTTCGCGGTACCGGAAATGGTCTTCAGCCCGTTGCTGGCGTGCCGTTCTGGCTGGAAGCGCTGGAGCCGGACTTCGTGCCAATGAACAGCGATGCCGCCACCCAGCTCAATCAGGGTGTTTTTGTCGATAACTGGGGGCGGCCTAAAAAATATCAGGTCTATAAAAGCCTGCCGGTGTCCGGGCGTCAGTTCGATACCAAAGAGATAGATGCAGAGAACATGCTTCATCTCAAATTCACCCGGCGCCTGCACCAGACCCGTGGAACGTCTCTTTTGTCAGGTGTCCTGATGCGGCTGAGTGCGCTGAAAGAGTACGAGGACTCTGAGCTGACTGCAGCAAGAATTGCTGCTGCACTCGGCATGTATATCAAAAAAGGCGACGGACAGAGCTTCGAGTCTGATTCCAGCAGCGATGACCGCGAGCTGATGATTCAGCCCGGGATGCTCTATGACGAGCTGCAGGCCGGGGAAGAAATCGGGATGATTAAATCCGATCGCCCGAACCCTAACCTCGAGTCGTTTCGTAATGGACAGCTGCGTGCTGTATCCGCCGGCAGTCGCCTCAGTTTTTCCAGCACATCCAGAAACTACAACGGCACGTACAGTGCCCAGCGGCAGGAGCTTGTCGAGTCAACCGACGGATATCTGATTCTTCAGGACTGGTTCATCGGTTCAGTGACCCGGCCCATGTACCGGGCCTGGCTGAAGATGGCTATTGCTGCCGGAGAAATCAAGCTGCCGAGAGGCATCGATATGGACTCGCTGTATAACGCGGTTTATTCGGGGCCCGTTATGCCGTGGATTGACCCCGTTAAAGAAGCGAATGCCTGGAAAACGCAGATCCGCGGCGGTGCTGCTACTGAATCCGACTGGATACGTGCCAGCGGTCGCAACCCGGATGATGTTAAGTCACGCCGTAAAGCGGAGGTTGACGAGAACCGTGAACAGGGCCTGGTGTTTGACACCGACCCCGCCAATGATAAAGGAGGCACCAGTGCCGAAGCCAGAGAACCGGGCGCGCCACCGTCCGAAAGCCAGCGTAAAAAGTAATTCGTGGTTCCGCATGCAGGCCAGCAATAACAGCGAGGCCGACATTTTTATTTATGACGAAATCGGGTACTGGGGCGTAACGGCGAAACAGTTCGTCAATGATCTCCGGGCACTTGGGGACGTCACCCACATCAACCTTTATATCAACTCACCCGGTGGTGATGTCTTCGACGGCATTGCTATCTATAACGCGCTGAAGCACCACGGCGCGGCGATTACCGTTCATATCGACGGTCTGGCCGCTTCCATGGCGTCGGTGATCGCTATGGTAGGCAATCCGGTCATCATGCCTGAAAACACGATGATGATGATCCATAAGCCATGGGGGTTTGCTGGTGGTGACGCGAGCGATATGCGCGACTATGCGGATCTGCTCGACAAGGTTGAATCCGTGCTTATCCCGGCTTATGCGCAGAAAACCGGAAAATCCACAGAAGAAATTGCGGCAATGCTGGAGGACGAAACCTGGATGAACGGCAGCGAGTGCCTTGAACTGGGTTTTGCCGACCAGGTGACACCATCCCTTCAGGCTATGGCCTGTATTCATTCAAAACGTATTGAGGAATTTGAAAAAATGCCAAAAAGCATTCGCAACATGATCACCCCGCCGCGCAACACTACCCAGCGTGACCCGGTTATTACCCAGTCTCCGGCACCGCAGGCAAAAACAGACCCGGCACCGGATGAAAATGCGATCCGCGCGCAGGTAATGGCTGAGCAGAAAGCCCGCGTTAACGCTATCGGCGATCTTTTTGCCATGTTCGGCAATAAACATATGGAACTGCAGAATCAGTGTGTGGCCGACCCTGATTGTTCCGTCGAAAAGGCGAAAGATTTGCTGCTGGCAGAACTCGGTAAAACGGCCACGCCATCCAATAAAACCACCCAGCCGCATATTCATGCGGGCAACGGTAACTTCGTCGCGGATGGTATTCGCCAGGCACTGATGGCGCGTGCCGGGTTCGAAGGTCCGGAGCGGGATAACGTTTATAACGGTATGACGCTGCGCGAGTATGCGCGTATGGCCCTGACAGAAAAAGGCATCGGTGTGGCCAGCTACAATCCGATGCAGATGGTTGGCCTGGCGCTGACCCACAGCACCTCTGACTTTGGCAACATTCTGCTCGATGTTGCGAACAAAGCGCTGATTCAGGGCTGGGACGAGGCGCAGGAAACCTTCGAGCAGTGGACCAAAAAAGGCCAGCTGTCGGACTTCAAAACGGCGCATCGTGTCGGTATGGGTGGTTTCCCTTCTCTGCGACAGGTTCGCGAAGGGGCGGAGTACAAGTACATCACTACCACTGACAAAGGCGAAACCATCGCGCTTGCCACTTACGGTGAAATCTTCTCTGTAACCCGCCAGGCGATCATCAACGACGATCTTAATCAGCTCACTGACGTACCGATGAAGATGGGGCGCGCGGCGAAAGCAACGATTGGCGATCTGGTCTACGCCATCCTGACCAAAAACCCGAAACTCTCCGACGGCAAGGCGCTGTTCCATGCCGATCACAAGAACCTGAGTTCGGGCGCAATTTCCGTGGCCAGCCTGGATGAATCGCGCAAGCTGATGCGTCTGCAGAAAGAAGGGGAGCGTACCCTGAATATTCGTCCGGCCTACATGCTGGTTCCCGTCAGCCTGGAAACCCTGGCGAATCAGACTATCAAGTCGGCCAGTGTTAAAGGTGCAGATATCAATGCCGGGATCGTTAACCCTATCCAGAACTTTGCAGAAGTCATTGCAGAACCACGTCTGGATGAGGCTGATGCGAAAGCCTGGTATCTGGCTGCCGCGAAGGGCACCGACACCATCGAGGTTGCGTATCTCAACGGCGTCGATACCCCTTACATCGATCAACAGGAAGGCTTCACCACTGATGGTATCGCCACGAAGGTACGTATCGATGCCGGTGTGGCACCGCTGGACTATCGCGGCATGACCAAATCCACTGGTCAGTAAAAACAGCCCTGACAAACAGATGCCCGAAAGGGCTTTTTTTATACCTGAAACCAGCCCCGCAAGGGGCTGAATGGAGAAATTTATGGCTAAGAACTATGCGCAGGACGGGAAAACGATCCCTCTGGTAAACAGTGGTACAACCGACATTCAGAGCGGCGATCCGGTTGTGGTTGGCAAACTTATCGCTGTGGCGATTACTGATATTCCTGTCGGCGATACCGGGGACTGCATTACTGAAGGGGTATTCCTCCTGCCAAAAGTCCCCTCTGATGCAGTTACTGCCGGGGCGCAGGTGTATCTGAAGGACGGCAAAGTCACGATCGAAGAAACGGATGCCGTTGCCGCAGGTATCGCCTGGGAAGAGGCAGGGGCAAGCACCACCGTCGTTGAAGTTAAGATCAATGCCTAACCCCTTTGACCGGATGGCGGCGCGCATGGACGCGGCCACCATAAAAAAGATGGGAAAGACAGCGATCATCAATGGCAGCAGCTATGACGTTGTTCCCGCCGAGCAGCTGGAGGAAATGGGGCCATTGTCGGGAACAGGTACTTCGCTGGTGGTTTTCTCTGAGCTTTACCAGCCACGCCGAAACGACAGTGTCGACTACGACGGTAAGAACCTGACCGTTACCCGCTATGACATGTTCAACGGAAAACCCCGCATCCATCTCGAATGAGGAGGCGCTATGTCCGTGAAAGGACTGGAAAGGGCTATTCAGAACCTGAACAGCCTCAGCCGGTTAATCGTTCCTGAGGCAACCGCAAAAGCACTTAACCGGGTGGCCAGCAGAACGATAAGCCAGGGGAGCAAAGCTGTAGCGAAAGAAGCAACAGTTGATGATAACCGGAAAAAGGGGCTTCCGGTTCGTCTGGTCCGCCAGCGTTCCCGTCTGCGCAAGGCCCGTCACGATCGCCCGGTCGCGTCGATAAAAATCAACCGCGGTAATCTTCCTGCGATAAAGCTCGGCACGGCGCGCGTCCGGCTCTCGCGTAAAAAAGGGGCCAGAAACGGAGCGGGCAGCGTCCTCAAAATCGGCCCCTATACCTTTCGTAACGCTTTTATTCAACAGCTTGCCAACGGGCGCTGGCAGGTCATGCGGCGCGTAGGTCAGGCCCGTTATCCGATTGATGTGGTCAAAGTTCCTCTTGAGACACCGCTCACCGTGGCATTCACCGCTATTTCAAAGCGCCTTATTGAAAGCGATATGCCCAAAGAACTTTCCGCAGCCCTGAAAAACCAACTGAGGATCCACCTGAAGCGATGAACAGACACAGCGCAATTCGTGCAGCCATTCTGGCAAAACTGAAAGCCGATATCACCGACACGGTCACCTGGTTTGATGGGCGCCCTGTTTTTCTTGAAGAGCAGGATCTCCCTGCCGTGGCTGTTTACCTTTCTGACGCGGAGTACACCGGCGATTCGCTTGACGAAGATTCGTGGCAGGCGGTTGTTCACATCGAGGTATTTCTTAAAGCCTCCAGCCCTGACAGCGCGCTTGATTCCTGGATGGAAGAGAAAGTGTATCCGGCAATGGCCTTCATCCCAGTTCTGACCGAACTGGTTGAGACGTTCACCCCGCAGGGTTATGACTATCAGCGGGATGATGAAATGGCCACCTGGGGTTCAGTCGATTTCACGTACTTAATCACCTATTCAATTTAAGAGGTACTTATGCCTACTCCAAACCCACTGGCCCCCGTGAAAGGTGCCGGTACAACACTCTGGCTTTACACCGGAACGGGCAACGCTTTCGCTAACCCACTCTCGGATATCGACTGGAACCGCCTGGCAAAAATTAAAGAGCTGACGCCGGGCGAAATGACCGCCGAATCGTATGACGACACCTACCTCGACGACGAGGACGCCGACTGGAACGCGACCGCTCAGGGGGCAAAATCTGCTGGCGACACCTCTTTCACCCTCGCCTGGAAGCCGGGTGAAGAAGGGCAAAAAGACCTGGTCGCATGGTTTATTGATGGCTCAGTACGCTATTACAAAATCAAATACCCCAACGGTACCGTCGACGTTTTCCGCGGCTGGTGCAGCAGCCTGGGTAAAGCCATTCCGGCAAAAGAGGTTATTACCCGCACAGCGAAAATCACCAACACCGGCAAGCCGGAGCTGGCTGAAGAAAGCGGGAGCCCGAATATCCCAGTCACCGGCGTTACGCTCGATAAAGCCACGGCAAGCGTGGCCGTCGGTGCAACCACAACGCTCAATGTGACGGTTAATCCTGCCAGCGCCTCTGATACCTCGTTCCGCGTGGCAACCTCCGACGGGGCAAAAGCAACGGTCACGGTTAGCGGCAACGCGATCACCGTCACCGGCGTGGCGGCAGGCACCGCTGACATTATTGTAATGACTAGCGACGGTAATTTCGTTGCGGTCTGCAAAGTCACCGTAACTGCAGCGTAAGGAAGGACGCATGTTTCTGAAAAAAGAGAAGTTCACCTGGCAAACAGAATCCCTGACCATCTTCGAGCTGTCGGCGCTTCAGCGTATTGAGTTCCTCACGTTTATGGCCGCAGAGGAAAGGGCCGTCAGTGCTGACAGCGACGGCATCAGCGATCAGGAAATGACGGCCAGGCTGATTGGCTCAAATATTCGCTGCGGTGCGCGTTTGATCGCGATGTCTTTGTGGCATAACGATCCGGCTGGCACGGATGTGGAGACGCTTTATCAGCAGGTGCTTAGCGGCTGGCCGCCGGAGGCGATCGGTAAGGCAGAAATGGAAATAAAGCTGCTCTCCGGCATGCTCGTTCCGGTTGATGATGACAACTCTGCCGATCCGGATGCCTCAGCGGAGGCCGAAGGCGCAGAACCCGTTACGGCGGAAAAGCCCTTGCCAGCGAGCTGAAGTTTGTCCTGAATCTGGCGCGCGAGTTCGGGCGACCCGACTGGCGCGCCATGCTGGCTGGAATGACTTCCAGTGAGCTGGGCGACTGGCACCAGTTCTACCGGGAGCATTATTTTCAGGACGCGCAGCTCGATGCGCATTTCTCAGAGCTGCTTTATTCCATCTCCACTCTTTTCTTCCGCGACCCGGAACTTACCCCCGCACATTTCAGCCTGCTTTCTCCTTCCGGTATCGTCATCAGCGATGAAGAGCCGGATGATGATTCGCTGATGGCCGCAGCTGAGGGGATAACAGGAGGTATCCGATATGGCCCAGCAGATTAGCGATCTGGTCATCAACCTTGACGTCGACAGCGCCACGTTTAGTGAGCAGGTTGCCCGCATAAAGGGCCAGCTCACCGGGATGGCTGAGGACTCTGAAAAAGTCCAGACGCGAATGCAGCGCGCTTCCGAGCGGCAGGCGGCTGCGTTTAAAACTGTGGGCGACGCTGGCGCGGCGGCTGCCGCAGATATGAAATCCCGCCAGTCGGCCGCAACGGAAGGGCTGACCAAAGACTGGCAGAACGTTTCAAAGTCCGTTGATGAAACTCACCGCCGCGTGACCGAGCTTAATCAGCGTATGCGGGAAAATGACGGACAGGCCGCAGCGCTTGCCCGCCGTCAGGATGAACTGGCGGCATCCTTTTTCCGCCAGATTGACGGCGTTCGCCAGCTCAATGGTGAAACGCAGTCGCTTGCGAACGTGCAGGCGCGCTTTCGTGCGGCAAGGGCACAGGGCAATATCACCCAGCAGGATTATCTCGCCCTGATTTCCCGCACCACGGCCAGGCAAAAAGAGCTGCAGATCGTGGAGGAAAAATCGGCCGCCGCACGTACCCGATTCCTCAGTCAGCTGAAGCAACAGGTCGCAGAGCAAAAACTCTCCGGTACCGAGCTGCTGCGCATGAAGGCGGCGCAGGTCGGTGCAAGCGATGCGGCTGAGGTCTATATCCGCAAGCTTGAAGCTGCCAAAGTGGCCACCCATGGTCTGGGGCTGCAAAGTGCTGCTGCCCGGCAGGAGCTGGGGATACTTATTGGCGAGGTCATGCGCGGTAACTTCGGTGCGCTGCGCGGCTCCGGGATCACGCTGGCGAACCGGGCAGGATGGATAGACCAGCTGCTGTCGCTGCGCGGGCTTGGGATCGCCGGGATGGTTGGTGGTATTGCCGCGGCGGTTTACGGGCTGGGTAAAGCCTGGTATGACGGCAGCAAAGAGTCCGAGGAATTTAACAGGCAGCTGATCCTGACCGGGAATTACGCCGGGAAAACGTCCGGACAGCTACAGGCACTGGCGCGCTCGCTGGCAGGTAATGGCATTACACAGCATGCTGCTGCAGGTGTGCTGGCGCAGGTTGTCGGAAGTGGTGCGTTTAGCGGTAATGATGTCAGCATGGTGAGCAATGTTGCTGCCAGGCTGCAGCAGGCCACCGGGCAGGCCGTCGACGAAACCATCAACCAGTTTAAACGCCTGAAGGATGATCCGGTTAATGCAGTCACAACGCTCAACGATTCGCTGCATTTTCTGACGGCCACGCAGTATGAACAGATTGCCTCTGCTCAGGCTATGGGAGATACGCAGAAAGCATCAGAGCTTGCCATGCGCGCATATTCTGATGCGGTCATTCAGCGGGCCGGGGCGGTTGAGGAAAATCTTGGCTCCCTCGAAAAAGCCTGGAACTGGGTGAAGAATGCGGCCTCAGGCGCGTGGGATGCGATGCTGGGCATAGGGCGTAATCCTGACACCGCGATGAAGCGCCAGGACTCTTTTGCTGAATGGCAGGCAGCTGAGAAAGAATACCGTGCACTGTCCGGCAATCTCAAGGTTGATCCGGACTATGCCGGTAACAACGTTCTGCAAAAGGCAGATGCGGAAAGGCTGAGAAACGCGCGCCAGCAGGTAGAGCTTAAGAAGCAGGCTTACGATCTTGCCGATAAGCAATATGCCCAGGAAGGGCTGGCAGCTGCCAGGGAAAAAATGCGGACGGAACAGCAGACACAGGCCGTCCGGACCCAGCAGCAATTTAATCAGATGGTTGAATCCGGGGCGACGGCGGCAGAAAAACGTGCCCTTGCGGAGAAAAAACTCAATCAGCTTATTGCTAAAAACCGCCAGGATGCGAAAGACGGCATCGCCACGTTGTGGACTGAAAAGGACATAGCGGCAGCACGCGCCGGGATTGAAAAGCAGTGGAAGGATCCCAAAACGCCGAAAGGCAAAAGCTATTCAACGCCAGCCGGGGACAAAGCTGAAGAAAAAGCGCAGGCTGAACTTCTCACCCTTCAGGCCCAGCTTAAAACGCTCGAGCAGCATACCAGCGTAAACGACGTCATAAGCAAACAGCGGCAGGATCTCTGGCAGACTGAAAATCAGTTCGCCGTTCTGCAGGAGGCGGCTGGTCGTCGTCAGCTTACGGCGCAGGAAAAATCCCTGCTTGCGCACAAGGAAGAAACGCTCGAGTACAAGCGGCAGCTGGCCGACCTGGGTGATAAGGTTGCCAGGCAGCAAAAGCTCAACCAGCTGACCGACCAGGCCGTGAAGTTTGAGCAGCAGCAAAAAGCCGCCAGGGCGGGTTTACAGGCTCAGTCTGATGGGCTATCTACCCGCGAGGCCGGGCGACAAACCACCCTGCAACGTCTCAGCGAGAGCTATTCATATAACCCTCAGGCGCAGCAAAAGGTTCTGGAAGAGCAAAGGGCGACGTTCGAGGCTGAAGATGCCCTGCGCGCAAACTGGCTGGCCGGTGCGAAACAGGGCTGGGCCGAATATCAGGATTCAGCGACAAACGTTTTCAGCTCCGTTCAGCAGATTTCGCAGGCAACGTTCAGCGGGCTGGCGGGCCAGCTTACCAGCCTGACAACAACCGGGAAGGCGAGTTTCCGGGACTTCACCAGCTCGATCCTCAAAATGATTGTGTCCGTTATCAACCAGCTGCTGGTGGCTTACACCATCCAGAGCGCAATGGGCTGGGTGAGCGGCGGGGCGAAAGCCTCCTCTGCAGGGCAGTCATTCGCGGTCCCGTCATACCGGCCACAGGGTTTTGACGTGGGCGGTTTTACCGGGCACGGCGGCAAGTACGAGCCAGCCGGTATCGTTCACCGCGGGGAATTCGTATTCACCAAAGAGTCAACCAGTCGCATCGGCGTGGCGAATCTCTATCGCCTGATGCGCGGGTATGCCTCGGGTGGTCTGGTCGGCGGCGGGAGCGCAGCCGGGGCTGGCATGGGCGGGATCAGTGTTTATGCCCCTGTGAACATCAGCCAGCAGGGGAGTGACGGGAGCATAAATCAGGCGAACGCCACGGGGACGGCGAAACAGCTGCAGGCGATTGTTCAACAGACAATCACCGAGCGACTGAAAAAAGAAATGTCCGCAGGCGGCGTGCTTTATTCGAGGAGGACACCGTGACAGACACGTTTACCTGGCGCACGCGAAAAACCGCGCAGGGCACTGAAACGACCCGAACGCTGCAGGCCCAGTTCGGGGATGGCTACAAACAGATAGCGGGGATGGGGATCAACGACAAACAGGAAACGTGGAACCTGGACTGGACGGGCACCAGACAGGAGGCGGCTGCGCTGCGCGCTTTTCTGATGTCTCACGTTACTAAATCGTTCTGGTGGACCACGCCATGGGGTGAAAAAAAGCTGTTCAGAATGAAGGCCGATTCGTTCAGCGTTTCATTCCCTACCGGGAAAAAAGCCACGGTGGCCTTCACTTTTGAACAGGCGTTTGCGCCCTGATTTTCTCGACAAACACTGAAAGCTGCCTCCGGGCGGCTTTTTTTATGGGGGTAATATGAGTTTTACCGGAGATATACAACAGCTTGAGCCCGGCAGCGTTATTCAGCTGATTGAGATCGACGGCACCGAATTCGGTATGGATCAGGTGCTGCGGTTTCATGCGCACAATATCCAGGAGGAGGGGTGGGCAGCCTTCGCCGCTGAGAACCTGCCCGCCATAATCTGGCAGGGCAACCAGTACGATCCTCATCCTTATGAACTGAAGGGTATGGAGTTATCAAGTACCGGGTCCCAGCCGACGCCCACGCTCTCAGTCGGGAACGTCGGGAACTATGTCACGGCGCTATGCCTGGAGTATGACGACATGGTCCGGGCGAAAGTAAAAATCCACACAACGCTCTCTAAGTACCTCGATGCCGACAACTGGAAAGACGGCAATCCGGGGGCCAGCCCGGCCGATGAGCGCGTACAACTCTTTTTCGTCAATGCCAAAACCGCAGAGACGAGGATACAGGTTGATTTTGAGCTGTGCTCTCCCTTCGATATTCAGAGCCTTCAGCTGCCTACCCGGCAGATTACGCCTGTCTGCACCTGGTGTATGCGGGGCTGGTACCGAAGCGGAACCGGATGCGACTACAACGGTACGAAATATTTTACCAAGGATGGCACGCCTACCGATGATCCGTCGAAGGATGTATGTGGCGGTCGCCGTCAGGACTGTCAGGATCGTCACGGTCCGGACGCGCCGCTGCCATTCGGGGGCTTTCCGGCCGCCAACCTGCAGGGGAAATGATAATGCGAGAAAAATTGCTGGATGCTATCCGTCAGCACGTCGCTGGTGAATACCCCAAAGAAGCCTGTGGCCTGATTGTTCAGTCAGGGCAGCAGCAAATCTTTATTCCCTGTCGCAACATCGCGGATAAACCGGAGGAAACATTCACGCTCTCTCCGGAAGACCAGCTTGCTGCCCGCGCGCTCGGTGAAATCATTATGGTCATTCACTCCCATCCGGATGTGGTCCGGCTGGTGCCCTCCGAGCTGGACCGCATCCAGTGTGACTGGTCGGGTATTGAGTGGGGGATCATGTCCTGGCCGGACGGTGATTTTTGTACGATTTCCCCGCGTGAAGACCGGGATTATGCCGGGCGGCAATGGTTGCTGGGTTACGCGGACTGCTGGTCGCTGATCCGGGAATATTATCAGCGTGAATATGGTATTGGCCTCGGGAACTATTCGGTGCCTTACGAATGGTGGGAGAGCGGCAAAGAGCGGCTCTACGATGACAACTGGGAGCGTGAGGGGTTCGTTGAGATTGACGCCGGTGCTATGCAGCCCGGGGACATCATCATGATGAGTGTGCAGGCATCGGTGACCAATCACGCCGCTGTATATCTGGGTGACAACATCATTCTTCATCATTTGTTCGGGCACCTTTCTTCGCGTACGCCGTATGGGAAATATTATCGCGACAGAACGGTCCGGGTGGTCAGGCATAAGGACAACATGAATGCTTAAAACGCTTATTCTCGACGGTAAGATGGCTAAAAAATTCGGGGCACGCGTTCAGTTTGATGTTGCCGATCTGCGTGAAATGCTCAGGGCAGTATGTTCGCAGGTTCCCGGCTTCAAAAAATACATGTCGGAAGCCCATATGAAGGGGATCCGTTTCGCCTTTTTCAACGGGGATAACAATATCGGGCTGGAAGAGTTCGATATGACTCGCGGGGGAAGCGTATACCGGATCGTGCCCGTTTATGAGGGGGCCAAAAACTCGGGCGTCCTGCAGATAGTTGTCGGTGCCGTTGCGCTGGTCGCTGCATTCTTTACCGCCGGTGCGAGTATGGCAGCCTGGGGGGCGGCGATGAGTGCAACAGCCATCAGCGCCACGTCAATTTTGACCGGGGTCGGGGTATCAATGATGCTGGGCGGCGTTGTCCAGATGCTCACGCCCCAGCCATCTTTCGGCGCGGGTAAATCCTCAAGCACGGATAACACGCCTAACTATGCCTTCGGGGCGCCGGTCAATACCGTCGCTATGGGGCATCCTGTCCCCCTGGCTTACGGTCTGATCGAGGCAGGGGGAGCGATAGTCAGCGCCGGTATGTACTCGAGCGATCAGCAGTAGGCCAGCGGCCATTAACTTAAAGGTGCTTCGGCACCTTTTTTTATGGGTGAAAAAATGCAGCTTCTTGAACAAGAAACCATCCTGCAGGGTGCCAAAGGGGGCGGGGGTAGCGCGCATACTCCGGTTGAGCAGCCTGACGATCTGCTGTCGGTCGCAAAATTAAAAATGCTCATTGCCGTTTCTGAGGGGGAAATACAGGGCGACCTGACCGCACAGAACATTTTTCTCAACGATACGCCGCTGGCAAACGACAGTGGGGAATACAACTTCAGCGGCGTGAAATGGGAGTTCCGCAAGGGCACACAGGACCAGACCTATATTGCCGGGATGCCCCAGGTCGATAACGAGCTGGCGGTGGGCACAACTGTCACCACCACCGCGCCCTGGACACGCCAGTTTACCAACCTTTCCCTGGATGCCATCCGCATCAAGCTCAGCCTTCCGGTCCAGTATCTCTATAAAGATAACGGCGATATGGTGGGCACGGTTACCGAGTATGCGATCGATTTATCAACGGACGGCGGCGCCTGGAAAACGGTTGTAAACGGCAAGTTTGACGGAAAGACCACGACGGAATATCAGCGTGACCACCGTATCGATCTGCCAAAATCCACGTCCGGCTGGTCTGTCAGGGTCAGGCGTATTACGGCTGATGCCAGCGGATCAAATTCGAAACTGGTTAACGCCTTCAAGGTGTTTTCGTATGCGGAAGTCATCGACAGCAAGCTTCGTTATCCTCTGACGGCGCTACTGTATGTCGAAGTGGACAGCAGCCAGTTCAACGGCAGCGCACCGAAGGTGACCTGTAAGATAAAGGGCAAGCTGATAAAGGTTCCGGATAACTATGATCCGATAACCCGAACCTATTCTGGCTCATGGTCCGGCGGTTTCAAAATGGCCTGGTCCAATAACCCCGCCTGGATATTTTACGATCTGGTTCTGGATGAAATTTACGGCATGGGCACGCGCGTGGATGCGTCCATGGTGGATAAGTGGGCGCTGTACTCAATAGCCCAGTATTGCGACGAAATGGTTTCCGACGGTGCCGGTGGCACCGAACCGCGTTTCACCTGCAACGTTTTCATTCAGAGCCAGGAGGACGCCTGGCAGGTACTTAACGATCTCGCCGCGGTATTTCGTGGCATAACGTTCTGGGGCAACGATCAGATTTATGTCCAGGCAGACGTCCCGCAGGACGATGTTGACTGGGTTTATAACGCCTCAAACGTTATCGATGGGCTGTTTACTTATGCGGGCGGCTCATACAAGAATCGCTACAGCTCCTGCCTGGTGTCCTGGTCCGATCCGCAGAACCATTACAGCGATACCGTTGAGGGGGTCTACGATTCGGCGCTTGTAGAGCGTTATGACGTCCGGCAGACGTCCCTGACCGCAATCGGCTGCACCTCGCAAAGTGAAGCGCACCGGCGCGGGCGCTGGGTACTACTCTCCAATGCCAAAGACGGTACCGTATCATTTGGCGTGGGGCTGGATGGCTACATCCCGCTGCCTGCTGAAATTATCGGTGTCGCCGATCCTTTCCGTTCCGGCAAGGAGAACGGGGGACGCATCAGGGCGGTCAATGGCCGCCAGATTACGCTGGATCGAGAAATAGACTACGCGGCGAAAGACCGGCTGGTGGTTAACCTGCCTGACGGAAAAGCCCAGACGCGCACAATCAGCGCGGTGAGCGCAGATAAAAAAACGGTGACGGTGGCCACCGCATTTAGTCAGGCACCTGTGGCGGGTGCTGTCTGGGCGATAGACAGTGATAACCTCGCAATACAGTATTTCCGGGTCACTTCAATTGCGGCTAACGACGACAGCACAGGCGGTTTCACTATTACGGCCGTTCAGCACGATCCAAACAAATACCGTTACATCGACGACGGCGTTCGGGTCGAGTCGCCCCCGATCACCGTCACGCCGATAAGCGTCCTGTCAGCGCCGAAGAATATCGTGGTGACTGAGAGCGATCATGTTTCACAGGGCCTGACGGTAGCAAGCCTGGACGTGTCATGGGATAAGGTAGAGGGCGCAATCCGGTACGTTGCCCAGTGGCGTAAGGACAACGGGGACTGGATAAACGTTCCGGTTACCAGCGCGCAGGGTTTCTCGGTTCAGGGCATTTATTCGGGAAGCTATGACGTGCGCGTCCGGGCGCTGAATGCGCAGGATACGTCGTCACCATGGGGATACGGTGAAACAACTTATCTTTCGGGTAAAACGGGAAAACCGGGTACTCCGCTCAACTTCCTGGCGACCGAAGATGTGGTCTGGCATATCGACCTGACCTGGAAATTTCCGGATGGCTCTGGCGACACGGCCTATACAGAGATTCAGCGCGCCACAACTGCCGACTACGCCAATCCTGAACTGCTGGTCCTGGTGCCGTACCCGGCTGCAGATTATCAGCATGGCCCCATGCCGGCCGGCGTTCGCCAGTGGTACCGCGCGCGCCTGATTGACCGTATCGGTAACGCCGGGGACTGGACCGACTGGGTCATGGGCACGTCCTCGATAGATGTCAGCGAAATAACCAATGACATTCTGGAGGATATGAAAGAGTCGGAAACGTTCAAGGATCTGATCGAGAACGCGGTGGACAGCAATGAAAAAATTGCTGGCATGGCTGACGATATCAAACAGGCCAACGACGAACTGGAGCAGCAGGCGAAGGACATCGCCAAAAATGCCCAGGACGTCGGTAAGGTTCAGACCAGCGTTAATGAGCTTTCCAGCACGGTCGGGAATGTTTCGTCTTCACTCAGTCAGCTTGAGCAGACCGTTGCGACGGCTGATACCGCGCTGGGCCAGCGAATCGACAGCATCAGTGTGTCTATGGACGGCATGACGGGCGGGGTCAAGAACTCAGCCATTGCCATTATCCAGAACGGGCTGGCGCAGGTGGCTGCGCGTAAAACCCTGTCTGCATCGGTCGCCGGCAACAGCGCGAATCTGGACCGTATTGATGAGGTGATTGTCAACGACAGGGAGGCAACGGCGCGCTCGCTGCTTAGCCTGCAGACGGACGTCAACGGCAACAAGGCATCAATCAATAGCCTGAATCAGACGTTCTCTGATTACCAGCAGGCCACGGCCACGCAGATAAACGGCATAACGGCGACGGTGAACGGGCATACCTCAGCCATCACAACTAACGCTCAGGCGATAGCGAACGTAAACGGCGACCTCAGCGCGATGTATAGCATCAAGGTTGCCGCCTCCAGCAACGGGCAGTATTACGCCGCGGGGATGGGGATCGGCGTTGAGAATACGCCATCCGGCATGCAGTCGCAGGTTATCTTCCTGGCTGATCGCTTCGCCGTCACCACGGCAGCCGGTAACAGCGTGGCTTTGCCATTCGTGATCCAGAACGGGCAGACATTCATCCGCGCCAGCTTCATTCAGGACGGCACCATTGAGAACGCCAAAATCGGCAACTATATCCAGTCGAATAACTATGTGGCTGGCTCTGCAGGGTGGAAGCTTGATAAGGGAGGAACGTTCGAAATTAACGGCGTGGCCGGGGGAGGGAGGATGCTGATATCCAGCACTCTCATTCGCATCTACGACAACAACAACGTGCTGCGCGTCAGAATGGGGTTATGGTAATGCCACAGGGTTTACAGTGCTGGGATAGTGCAGGGCGGGTTGCGGTTGATTTAAGCGATTATGCGATCCGGTATATCGGAAGCACCTCTGTAACTTTTGCCGCGGGTGAGACGTCGAAAAACGTTTCTTTCGCCGGAATAACACAGGACGGCTCATTTATTTCGATTGTGTCGACTGGCGCCACGGCCAATGAATACCACTGCCGCGCTTATAACGGCGGTTTTACTGCTTACTATTTGCCGACAACCGGAAGCCCTGCGATAACACTCAATGTGGAGGTTTATAACTTTCAATGAGCGGATTCGAAGTTTATAACAGCGATGGAAAACTGCTGGTGGACTCACAAAACAGGTCCACCCTTTTTTATGACCAGAGGACACTCGGAGCTGTTGAGAGTAAGGGTTATTACCAGGTTGATAGCCCGTTTGGTAACGGCAGCACTCTGGGTTTTACACCGCAGCAATTCTGGAATGACGGCAGATTGCGGTGGCTGCAGTTGAGTGCAAACAGGTACGGTATGCCGGGCGCAGACCTGCTTGAAGATAATGCGGGGAGTATGATCCGGACTGCACGTAACATTGGAATGCAGAGCGGTTATCTTGACGTGTTTGACAGCGGAGGGAATCTCATATGGAGCGCAGCTTCCGCATCGAAAATGCCCCGTGTTGTTGGGTTCTTTGATGTGCCAGCGAACTATGACCTGCAGAACAATACGCTTTCGGTGAGCCTGAGCTTTAACCCCTGGATTCTGGTAAATAACTGCCCGGGGAATCTCAGCGATGATGGAACCGTTACGGGGTATTCAGGAATAGTGCTCAAATGGACTGGCTCACAACTGCAGGGGCGGTTCATTTCAAAAAACCAGCGCAGCTGGAGCCAGACATTTCAGGGTAGGGGATTACGAATCCCCATTGCTCAGTTTGTCGGTATTTGACTCAGGGGGAACGCGAGGATACTGCGTGGCAATCATGTTTTGTCTCACGCCTTTTGCTGCGTTGAAGCGATAAACAACATCCAGTTTATCGGTTTTTTTATAGCAAATATTACTGAGTCGCTTATTTACATGGCGGCTAAATATTCCATTGCTGCTGTCAGAAATAACCGTCATTTCTCGCGTAGCGCAGTCAATATTCACGTGAATATCACCGCCCAATGATAAACGGGCAGCGTCAACCGGATAATCCATTCTGAATGCGTTGTCTGTGTGTTTACTGGAACAGCCAGCCAGCAGCAAAAATACTGCAGCAAATAATCGTTTCATTTCTACATTCCTGTAAATGCGGGAATATCCATTTTATTAGAGTTTAAAAAATAGTCAGATTGATATGAGCGATCAATTTTACATGATTGATCGTTTCAAACGATCGTTATTATCGTGAGGTAGTTCATGCTTTATAACACTGGCACTATCGCTATTAACGGAAATACCGCAACCGGCACTGGCACAAACTGGACGGCACCGGCCAGCCAGGTTCGCGCTGGACAGACGATTATCGTCATGTCTAACCCGGTCCAGATGTTCCAGATTTCATCCGTGAACAGCGCCACATCGATGACGGTTACGCCAGCTGCTTCCCCGGCGCTGAGCGGCCAGAAGTACGGCATTCTGGTATCTGACAATATCTCGGTCGATGGCCTGGCACAGGCGATGTCTCAGCTCATCAAAGAGTATGACGAGAATATCGGTGCGTGGGAGACCTTCGCTACCACATCAGCAAATCAGAGCATTACCGTGACCATCAACGGCACCGCCGTAACCATCCCCGGCATCGGTAAACTGGCGCAGAAAGGGAGCAACGGTGCGCTTGCAATCGCTGACGGCGGGACCGGGGCAACGAAGGCGGAAGACGCTCGCACAAACCTCGGT